AGCCGACTGGGGCGTGGATGACTTGACCGATCTCGACTGGGGCGTGGACAAATCCCACTTGATGCTGTAGGATTGAAAGGTCACACCGACATCCCCAAGGCGCATGACCACTCCAAAGCTGCAGCTCCGCTCCCTTTCCGAGGAGCGTCCCTTCCCCAGCAACAGCCAGTACCTGCTGGTATTCCTGCGAGGGGACATCGATGAGGTCTTTGACGTAGGCAGCAAATTAGCAGCCAGTCATTACATTCAAAACGAAGCACCTACTGATTGTGATCGCTTCTACTTGACAACGACCGAGGTCGCTGAGTTTCTTGTTAAGCATGACCTGATCAAGCTGCCAGTAACCAAAGAACAGCAGGCCTACTCCAGCGCCTTCAAAGCCTGGATAGCTGCACCCGAATCCTTCAACGTCAACAAGCCCTACTATCACGTCCTACGGCAAGCCTTCATCAAGTTTCACGTCGAAAAGGAGGGCTTCACCTTCTCAGACGCTTTTTACACCAACTACTGCTTCTAAACTCCTCACAAGCCATCCTTTCAAAGCCTATTCCCATGACCCAACCCCAAACCATCCAGCGACCCTTCTTCCCCAACTACCTCGAAGACGTTCCCGAGCTTCAGCCCTCTTCCGTGGTACACTTGTCGGGTCCCGACATCGGCATCGACGAACCTGAACCTCCAGCTCGTGACACCTTCCAACCCAACGACATCTACTGATCTCCCGTGAACAACTCCTCCGTGGACACCTCACCCGTCAACCCCGTCATCAAGAAGGCCAACTGGATCTGCGCCAAGCTCAAGCAAGCGGGTCAAAAAGCTCTCCTCCCCGAGGAGTCTGTCTTCATCGCCCAGCTGGCCCGTCAAGCCTTCATCCAAGAGGACAAGGTCGCCAAAAGGCTGGTCAGCGAGATCCAAGCCGCTCACCTCAACTACCAGCTCACCCTCTCGCTGCGTCCCTGACATGACCCTCACCCGCACAAACCTGGTCGACCCTGACCTTTACGACGAAGCCCTCTATACCATCCTCCACCAGGTAGTAGATCGCGTCATCGAGCTAGGGGCCAAGGCAGACACTTCCGAAGACCCGGAAGATCTCGACCTTGATCCTGAAAATACTAATGAAGAGGTCTCCAGCTTCATCAGCATCCTCCGCTCAAAAGCCAACTTCACCCCAGCCGAACGGGCTGAGTTTCAAGCTACTGGAGCTGTTCTAAACCTGCTCATCAACGTGGCTGTCTCTCGTCGCTCTGGCCTCTACACATTGGAAGAGGAAATTCACCAATGATCCACGCCCTCCCTCCGCCTCCTTCCCCAACTGAGCTCTCCATCCTTGCCGCAGCCACAAGCCTCTGCCTGGTCCTCGACAAGCAAATCCCAGCCACCTCCTTTGAGGTCCAAGCTGCAGCCGATCGAGCCCTCCTCTCCATTGGCCTGCCTCGCATCCACCCTTCTGTTGCCATGCCAATCTGGACAGCAGCCACTAAGCTGATCCAAGACCCAGAGATCTGCCCCCTGCTCTTGCACCCCTGAATGGCAACCCCCGCTCAACTCCAGCGCCAGTTCCAGCGTGAACTCCAAGCCCACCAGGAGGGAGTCGAACGGCTCCGCCTGGCCACCACCCGGGCAGAAGAGCGTAGCTATGCCTCCAGCGCCTTGTACGGGCAGAAACTCGTAGACCAAGGCCTGGGGGCCACCATCGAGGCCATCGAGGCCAAACGCAACCAAATCGCCTCAGGCTCCACCGGGGAGTTTGCCGCAGCCACAGCCCTCCTCAGCAACATCCCTTCCTCAACCCTGGCCCTGATCACCGTCAAGACCGCCGTCGACCTGGTCTTCTCCAAGGACCAACGCTCCCCGCACGGCATCCCCCTGACTCATGTGGTCAGAGGCATCGGCGTCAGGGTCTACGACGAGTGCCTCCTCTCCCAATTCTCACAAGCTCAACCCGAGGCCTACAGCAACACCCGCATCCACAAAACCAAAGGCTACGGCTACCGGGTGGCCAAGTACCGCGCTGCCATGCGTCGGATCTCTCACGAGGCCCTCTCCTGGACCCACAGCCAAAAGACCAAGGTGGGTGCATGGCTCCTGGATCGCCTGTGCTCTGCCACTGGCTGGTTCCATAGCATCAACACCTTCACCGGCCGTGGACGACAGCTCACGACCCTCAAGGCTGCCCCTGAGGTCCTTACCTTCATAGAGGCCCTGATGAAGGCCGCTGAGGCCGTCTCTGCCTGCTACTGGCCCATGCTCTGTGAACCCAACAACTGGCAGCCTGATCTGCAAGCTGAATCAGGGGGCTACCTCACCGCAGAGCTCCGATCTGGGAGCCGAGGGCGTCTTATCCGAGGACTCAGTCATAGCAAGGCTTCTCAGAGCTTTCCACTGAAAGAGAGACCCGAAGAAGAGACCAATCTCAGACCCCAGTCACAGCAAGGCTTCTCAGAGCTTGCCACTGTAAAGAGAGAAGGCGAAACCGCCCTCACATTAATCCAGGGGGGCGAGAGCCCCAAAACAAATAATCCAGCTATACTTGTTTCTTCTCCTCTTCATCCCCAGGAATCCAGCTCAAACGTTGAGCATGTCCCTGCTAGGTGTCATCCTTCCCCAGGTGTCCCTTCTCTTGAGGTCCCAGTCCGCTTCCTGAATGCTATCCAGCAGGTAGCCTTTCAAATCAACAAACCTCTCCTCGAAGTAGCCCTCAGGTGTCAGGAGGCTCGGGTGTCGATCGGATCCTTCCGCAACTCGGACCCCCTGCCTCTTCCTCACAAGCCAGATCCCTGGGAAACGGCCACAGAAGAAGAACAGGTGACCTACAAAAGGGGTCGGGTCTTGGTCGAAGAGGAAAACCTCTTGCTGGCCCAACGCAACTACCAGACCACCGAGACCATCCACATTGCCAAGATGTACCAGGACGAGGAGTCATTCTGGTTCCCGTGGTCCTTTGACTTCCGGGGTCGCGTCTACCCCTTGGCTAACCACCTCCATCCACAGGGCACCGACTTTGCTCGCTCCCTCCTGGTGTCGGCCTACTCAGGACCTGCTGACCGCGAGTGGCTAGGCTTCCAGGTAGCCACCACCTACGGCCTGGGTAAGGAGACCATGATGGATCGTCAGCTATGGGTCGAGGCCAGCCAAGGCCTGATCGAAGGGGTTGCCCTGGACCCCATTGGCACGATCTCCACCTGGCAAGCAGCCGACGAGCCCTGGCAGTTCCTGGCAGCCTGCATCGAGTTCCACGCCTGCTTCATTGCAAAGACCCGCTCCTGGTCAAACCTCCTGGTCGGCTTTGATGCCACCTGCTCGGGCCTCCAGCACCTCTCGGCCCTCACCAGGGACCGGAAGGCCGCCGAGCTGGTCAACGTGGCTCCTACCGAACGCCCCTCCGACGCCTACAAGACCGTGGCCGAGGCAGCCAAGCCTCACCTCCCGGAGGAGTTCCACCCCCTGATCACCCGCAAGCTCACCAAGCGGGTCGTCATGTGCCTGCCCTACGGCCTCACCCAGAGCTCTGCCCGGGACTACCTGCGTCAAGCCCTTCTTAAGGGTCACGGGATCCCTCTCCAGGACCTTGTGCAGGCCGTCTACGTTAAGGCCATCCCTGAGGTCCTTCCTGGCCCCATGAAGGCTCGGAAGTGGATCCAGCAGGCCGTCGACCAGGCAGCCAACGACACCGGCCTCCCTGTGGCCTTCACAAGCCCCTCAGGCTTCCCTGTGGTTCTCGACAAACGAGTCTTTCCCACTGAACTGGTCGACACCAAGCTCATGGGAAAGCGCATCCGCCTCACGGTGGCTGACTTCGACGCCGAACACGCACCCCTCAACACCCGCAAGATCACCATTGGATCGGTCCCCAACCTGATCCACGCCTTCGATGCCGCCCTGCTCCATCAGGCCTTCGTCGACTGGGAGCGCCCCATTGCCTTGGTCCACGACTGCATCTCAACCCTGAGCTGCGACGTCCACTGGACCATGGATCACATTCGGGATACGTTTGCTACGATGTACGCGGAACCTCAACTGCGCAACTGGGCTGATCAGCTCGGGGTCCCCCTGGATCCTGAGGTTATGATCAACACCCTCAACCCAGCTGATATTCGCCAATCCAACTACCTTTTCTGCTGATGTCCTCCCGATCCCAAGATGCTGCTACGCTGGCTGAACTGGCCAAACAGGTCCACAACCTGGCTGCCGGAAACGTCAAGTTAGTCAGTGTGGTCGAGGAAATCAACACCTCCCTCGCGTCTCTGACTTCTCAGGTCAACGATCTCGAGGAGGAGGTCGATCGTCTCAACCGGGGCTGACCAGCCGCCCCTCCCAAGGTCACTCAGACCACTGGATTCAATACTCACCTCCACCGCCTCTCACAAGCCTCATGGCACTCAACAAGCGCGACGAAGCCAAGGTAGACACCTACGACTTTCACGCTCCTCAACCTGCTCACCTGTTTGACCCCCGGGCCATCGGAGTGATCACCATCTTCCAGTACGGCCGCAATGCAGCCGACAATGATCTCAAGCGCATCGGTACCAACTACAAGGTTCGCTTCGAGCGGGCCCAAACCGACGAGGCTGTCAAGGTGGCCAAGAAAACCATCAAGGCCCTCAACGCCGGCACCCTTGATGTCGGCTCTCCTGTAATCAGCGTCTCTAACGGCCGCCCCCGTGGTCGCCAAAAAGCTGCGGTCTGAGTTCATTCACCCTATTCCCGGGGAGGCCTAGGCTTCCCTTCTCACCCTTCCTTCCATGGCTACTTTCGAGGAGATTGCCGAACTGGCCTCCGACATCAACACAAAGCTCGACACCAAGCTCCAGCCTGAAACCCTGGTCTACTTGATCGAGACCTTCGTAGAAGACGAGGAAACGCCTTTCACCGAGGTCCCAATCAGCGAGATCACTGAGCAGGTCCATGGCTTGATTCTGTTGGCCGATGCCTTCTTAATCGCCCAGGACGGTGAAGACGTCGAGACTCTTGAGGACGAGGTGGCTGTCACCGCTGAAGCACTTGAGGCTTAGGCATGGCTGATTTGCTTCCGACCGACGACAAATTGCTGATCGACAATTTAGTGGATCGTTACTTTGACGAGACCATTGACGGAGATCGCAACAACCCTGAAGATCTCGCGGTTTTTCTCGAGCCCTTCCTCAATACCATCCAACTTCAATCTTCATGAGCAACAAGGATCTCCACATCATCACCACCAAGCTCGAGGGTTTCATCTCCCTCAAGCCTTCTGGCAAGTTCAACAACTGCCGCATCGGTTTCAACCTTTCCGACGAGGAGTTTGAAACCTTCGAGGCTGAATACGAAAGAGCCCTCGAGTGGGGCGCTACAAAACTGGCAGGCAAGGGCCGCATCGGTCACGATCCCCAGCCCTGGGGCGAGGATGGCTGCATCAAGTACAGCTACGGCAACCCCGACCCGGGTCCCGATGACAGCAAGAAGCCTGACTTCCTGTGGGTCTACGGCCCTGACAACCTACCCTTCGACCTGACCGAAACGGTACGCGAAGGCACCAAGGTTCAGCTGGCCATCCGCCTGAAGCCTTACGTCTTTGGCACCAAATGCGGCCTCTCCCTGCGGGTGGTAGCCGGTAAGATCCTTTCGGTGGTATCCCAGGGTCAGGCTCCTGAACCCGTGTCTGCTGCCGAAGCTGCTGATCTCTTCGGTGCAGGCCCTGTGGCTACAGCCGAAGAAGACGACGACATCCCGTTCTAATGGCCTCGCACCGCTTCCGATCGAAGCTCGAGCAGGTTGTCTGGGGCAAGATCGAAGCGGTGCAGTCAAGGGCTCAGTTTGAGTCTCTCAAGCTGCCTTACACGCTTGAGCACACTTACACTCCCGACATTATTCTCCCAAGTGGAGTTGTGTTAGAAGTAAAGGGCCGCTTTATTGTCAAAGGTCAGGATTGTCGCCCAAAAATGCTTGCCATTAAAAGGGCATTTCCTGACCTCGACATTCGGTTTATCTTGCAAACCCCAGGACTGCCTGTTACTCCTAGAGCGAAAATGACTCACGCAGATTGGTGTGATAAGCACGGATTTCCGTGGGCTCATTATCTCAAGATCCCTCCTGAATGGCTGACCTAGTGGAGCCTCGCTTACCAAAACAATCCTACATGCCACCCAAGGAATCTGAATCTGAGTTCATTAGACACGTTTCTTGTCCTCATTGCGGCTCCTCGGATGCCAACAGTGAGTACACGGATGGTCATCACTACTGTCACAGCTGCAACACCTACACCCCTCCAGAGGGTGGGGAAAAAGGAGCCTCACAAACCCCAGCCGTTGTTCTCCCTGGCGAGGTTCAAGCCCTACGCAGTCGTGGCCTCTCCGCTGAAACCTGCCGCAAGTTTGGTGTCCGGCTCGATGCTGTCAAGAAACGCATCATCCTGCCCTACCACTCTGAATCTGGGCAGCTCGTCGCCTACAAGTCCAAATACCAGGACAAGACTCACCCGGTAACCGGTGACCTACCCGGCACCCTCTTCGGCCAGCACCTCTTCGGAGGAGGCAAGTCGATCGTGATCACCGAGGGCGAACTCGACGCCCTGGCCGTCTGGCAGTGCCGTCCCAACTGGCCTGTCGTCTCGGTCCCCCTGGGAGCCAAGGCAGCCAAAAAGGCCATCCAGGCCAACCTCAAGTACCTCCTCAACTTTGAAGAGGTCATCCTCTTCTTCGATAACGACGAGGCCGGCCAAGCAGCAGCGCAAGAATGCGCCCCCCTGCTACCTGGTGCTCGGACGTTTATCGCCACCGCTGCGCCCCTCAAGGACGCCAACGAAGCCCTCCTATCCGCTCCTGAGCATGTTCGTCAAGCCATCTGGAACAAGAAGCCCTGGCGTCCTGCGGCCGTTGTGTCCGGTGAATCACTCTTTGCGCTCGTTTCTGCCCCACTTCGCGGTCGGGATGCTCTGTGGCCTTACAGTGATCTCAATGACCTCACCGGTGGCCTCAGGCGTGGCGAACTGGTCACCCTTACAGCTGGCACCGGCGTCGGCAAATCAACCTTCTGCGGTGAAGTAGCCCAGCACCTCGTCCAGCAGGGCGAAAAGATCGGCTATGTGGCCCTCGAGGAATCCCTCCAGCGGTGTGCCCTTAGGCTCATGACCGTGGAGGCAAACAGGCCTCTCCACATCGACAACAGCATCCCCGCTGAAGATCTCAGGCGAGCGTTCGACAACTCCGTCGGCTCTGGCCGGGTGGTCTTCAACTCTGGCTTCCGAGCCGTCGACCCCGTGGAACTCCTGAACGAGCTCCGCTTCATGGTCATGGCTGAGGAATGCCACTGGCTCTTTGTCGACCACCTCTCGATCCTGGTATCTGGCAACGACGACGGCGACGAACGCAAGCTGATCGACGTCACCATGACCCGCCTCAGGCAGTTCGTGGAGGAGACCAACTGCGGCATGTTCCTGATCAGCCACCTCACCGGTGTCCAGGGCGGCGGCAAGTCCCACGAGAGCGGCGGTCGGGCCCACCTCAACCAGCTGCGCGGCAGTAGGTCCATCGGCCAGCTCTCGGACTGCGTCATCGCCCTGGAGCGGGACCTAGAAGAAGGTGAGAACGGGACAACTGTTCGGGTCCTCAAGTCCCGCCACAACGGACGCACCGGCCCTGCCGGGAAGGTCTGCTACAATTCAACAACCGGAAGGATGCTCGAAGATCTCTCCGGATACTTCCCGCCATCTGAGGAGGAATCCCCATTTTGAGACTAGCCTTCGACCTAGAGACCAACGGCTTCATGCGGCAGGGATTCGACACGATCCACTGCCTCGTGACCCGTGACCTGGACACCAACGAGGTCCACGTCTACAACGACCAGGGCACACACGAGTCGATCTCGACCGGCGTAAACTACCTGGCTGAGGCTGACCTCCTGGTCGGCCACAACATCATCGGCTACGACATCGAGATCCTCCACGAGATCTACCCCTGGTTCGACGCCAAGGGGATCGAGCTCTGCGACACCCTGATCCTGAGCCGCCTCTTCTTCCCGCACGTCCTGGGGATCGACTACAAGATCCGCAAGAAGGACATGCCCATGAAGCTCTACGGCCGTCACTCCCTGGAGGCCTGGGGCTGGCGCCTCGACTACCACAAGGGCGACTACAAGGATCACGCCGACTGGTCTGCCTGGTCCCAGGAGATGCAGGACTACTGCGTCCGCGACGTGGAGGTCACAAGCCTCCTCTGGAAGCGTTTCCAGCCCAAGGCTGAAGCCTTTATCCGTTCGGTCAAGATGGAGCACGACTGTGCCCGCGTCATGGCCATCCAGGAACGCTACGGCTGGCCCTTCGACGTCAAAGCAGGAGAACAGCTGGAAAGCGTACTCCGATCTGAGTCCGAGGAACTGGCCACCCAGCTTCGTGATGCCTTCCCCTATGTGGCCGGCAAACCCATGACCCCCAAGCGGAACAACCGCACCCTGGGTTACGTCGAGGGAGCACCCTTCACCAAGCTGATCGACTTCAATCCGACCTCTCGTGATCACATCGCTTGGGTCTTCCAAACCTGGCGTGACTGGCAGCCTGAGGAGTTCACCGACACCGGCAAGCCCAAGATCGACGAGTCGGTCCTGCTGGCCCTGGACGCCCCAGAGGCTCCCCAGTTCGCCAGGATGCTCGAACTCCAGAAGGGCCTCGGCCAGCTGAGCGAAGGCAAGAACTCCTGGCTCAAGCAGGTCACCCGTCAAGGCCGTATCCACCACAGCTGTTCCCTCGCAACCAACACCGGACGTAATGCTCATCGCTCCCCCAATCTGGGCCAGGTTTCATCTGATCCGCGTTGTCGCGCTTTGTTTGGCCCTGGTGTTGGTTTTGTGGAGGTTGGTGCTGATGCCTCCGGCCTTGAGCTCAGAATGCTCGGTCACTACCTTGCCTTCTTCGACTCCGGCCGCTTCGCTGACATTGTTGTCAACGGAGACATTCATCAGATCAACGCCGACGCCACTACCAAAGCCCTGGGACTCGAAATTACCAGGAAGGCCGTCAAGACAATCACCTACGCCTTCCTCTACGGGGCAGGCGACGAGAAACTCGGCCGCACCGTCAACCCCCTTCTAAAGGGCCGACAGGCCTCTGCACTGGGCAAGAAGGTCCGGGTGGCCTTCGTGGCCGCCATCCCTGGTCTTGGGCCCCTCCTGGAGTCCGTCAAGGCTCGCTCCAAAGACGACACCCTTAAGGCTCTCGATGGCCGGGTGCTTTACCTCCAGGGCAAGCAACACGCCGCCCTGAACTACCTGCTCCAGTCTGCTGGCGCCATCGTCTGCAAGAACTGGGTGGTGGAGAGCTACAGGCGGATCGACGCCCAGATTACTCTCGGGGTTCATTATACCCCCCTAGGCATGATCCATGATGAAGTCCAGATTGCAGTTAGTCCTGCTTGGGTAGAGATAGTTGAAAATATCCTTATTCAGTCAATGATAGACGTTGGGGAAGCCTTCTCCTTGAACGTTCCTCTTGCGGCTGAAGCCAAACACGGAAGTAACTGGAGCGAAACACACTGATGTCACCTCTTGATGATCTTGGGAGAACTTGCACCAAATGCGGTGTCTACAAATCCTGGGACAACTTCCACGCTGACAACACCCGGAGATCTGGGCAAGTCCGTAAAATGAGTGCCTGTAAGTCTTGCAACGTGACATCCGCGATGTCGAAGCAGCGAGCTTACAAGAAGCAGTTTGGTAAAATGGTGGGACGCACCCAGCCCCTTTCCCAGCATCGTCCTCCCGAGAAGACACCATGCGAAAACTGTGGAACTCCTATGACGCACCATCGTGGAGCTGCGATGGTGTGCTTTGATCACGATCCTGCTGGAGAATACTTCCGTGGCTGGATCTGCCAAGGCTGCAACACTGGTTTAGGCAAGCTGGGCGATTCCATTGAATCACTCGGGCGGGCCCTTCAATACCTTCAACGAGCCCAGGCTCGAAATACATGATCAAACGACCCGACATCCTTCTCATTGACGCCGACACCCCGGCCTACACCTCTTGCCAATCCTGTGAGGTAGAGGTAGAGCATGGGGACTGGCACATGGTCGCCTCAGACTTCAAACAGGCTCAACGCCGCTTCCTCGAGACCCTGAACCTCTGGAAGCAGCACTTCCAGTGTCAAGACGTCGAGCTCTTCTTTACAGGTCGAGCCAACTTTCGTAAGCTCGTCGACCCTGAATACAAAGGCCACCGCCTCAAGCGGAAACCACTTGGCTTCCACCGCCTTGTCAAGTGGGCCTGCGAAACCTACCCCTGTCACCTGGAAGAAGGCCTAGAGGCCGATGACCTCCTAGGGATGCGCTGCCACCAGACCACCGAAAACGTGGTGCTGATCTCCGCCGATAAGGATCTCAAACAGATCCAGTGTCGTCAGTGGAATGGCGCAGACGAAACCACGCCAACCCTGGAGGAGTGCGACTACTTCTTCTTCCAGCAGATCCTCACAGGGGACGCTGTGGATGGCTACAAGGGCTGCCCCGGCATCGGAGCGGTCAAGGCCCAGGCCCTGCTCAACAAGACCCCTAGGGAGTTCTGGTGGGAGGCGGTGGTCGGTGCCTTCGTCAAGGCTGGCCTCACGGAAGCAGACGCTCTCCAGAATGCCCAGCTTGCACGGATTCTCCGAACAGGGGAGTATGATTGGACGGCCCACGCACCCATCCTATGGACACCCTCCTAGCCTGCTGGGCGGTAACTACCTTCATCCTGTTCCTTTTATTTGAAGATCCCAATGTCCCAGAGTTCATCAAACTCAGGTTCCTTCAAGTTACAACCACTCTTCGAGGTACCGGGTTACGGCTCAGGCTCCTGGCCCGACTGTCTGTCACCCGGCGCTCCTTTCGAGACGACTGGCTCGGACGGAGACTTCGAGACATCGAGCTCCGTTCCATCCAGCGCAACCCTGCCTACCGTGAGCTCTTCAAGCCACGGCCCGAGCCACTACAAGAGGGGAAAGATTGAGGTCTGGGACTTTATCCGAGATCAGAACCTCAACTACCACCTAGGCAACGCCATCAAGTACATCTGCCGTGCTGGCTACAAAGACAGCGCCAAGGATGATCTCAAGAAGGCCATCCACTACCTTACCAACGAACTGGAAAACCTGAAGTGACCCGAACCAACCTCACCCCCGACATGAGCCACACCCACGAGGCTCTCACCTGGCGCAGCGCCTTTAAGGTCGCGACTCCTGCTCCAGATACGGCCGGCTTCCAGCTGACCCTGATTGACGAGGAGTACACCGAGTTCCTGGAGGCCTGCGGCGAGGATGACGAAGCCCACACCCTCAAGGAGCTGGCTGACGTGGTCTTCACCGCTTACCAGTTCGCTGCGGCTAAGGGTTGGAATCTTGACCTAGCCCTGACCCGGCTCTTTGAAAGCAACATGAGCAAGCTCGACATTGATGGGCAACCGATCCTTGATGAGCGTGGTAAGGTTCTGAAGGGTCCAGGCTACTTTGAACCCCAGTTGTCCGATCTGATCCCATGACTCAACCTACCTGCAAAACCTGCCGCTTCTTCGAGGCCTACGATGGGACCTGCCATGAGCGGAAACTTCCCTTACCTGGCTTTCCCTTCGTCAAACTCGACGACTGGTGCGGCCGTCACCTTCCTTCCACCCCCATCGTCACCGAAAACCTCACATGACCCAGGACGTCTCCAACCTCATCTCTCGCACTGGTCGGGTCCAGTCCTGGGTGGACAACCCCGACAGTCGTCTTCCCGTCTCCTGTACCGTCTTCGTGGTGCAGGATCGCATGGAGGGTCCCGATGGCATCGAGGACTCCTGGAGGTTCACCTCCTACGCCCTACGCAACGGCGCCGGCGTCTCGATCCACCTTTCCAACCTTCGTCCCAAAGGACACGATAACGGCCGTGGCCTGACCGCTTCCGGTCCCGTCTCCTTCGCCAAGATCTACAGCACCCTCAACGAGATCCTTCGTCGGGGTGGCACCTTCAAGAATGGAGCCATCACGCTTCACCTCGACTACACCCACGCCGATGCTCTCGAGTTTGTCCAGGCCGACCGCCGGGAACTCCCATGGGTTAAGCGGTGCCTGGATGTGAACGAGGCGTTCCTTGATGAGGCTTCTCCCGAGCTGATTGATGCAGTGCTCCTGGCTATTGCCTCAGGAGACCTCTGGCTCAACAAGATCAAATACGACGCACAGGGAAGGCGAATCTACGGCAACGTATGCCTCGAGGTCTACTTGCCGCACCGGGGAACCTGCCTCCTGCAGCACGTCAACCTGGGTCAATGCACCGTCGACACCCTGAAGGATGCCTTCGTTGAAGGTATGGAATCACTGGCTGCCATGCACCCCAAAACAGGGGTCGATGCCGATGGGGTCTACCTCAGTCCCACGGTGGACAAGCAGGTAGGCCTGGGCATCCTAGGTCTGGCCAACTTCCTGGCTCAAGAAGGCGTGACCTACGCCGAACTGGCTGAAGTCTGGACAGTCAATCAAGTCAAGCCTAAGGCTTTAGAGATCGCCAATGCCCTGCTGAAAGCCATCCCAGCTGCTGCTCAGGTTGCCAGGGGAGCCGGCTTTGAACGTGCATTTGCAATCGCACCTACCGCCTCCTGCTCCTACCGCAGTAGCGATTCAAACGGCTACGCCTGTACGCCTGAACTGGCCCCTCCTGTCAGCCGCAGCGTCGATCGGGACTCCGGCACCTTCGGCGTCCAGACCTACGAGTACCCACCAAATGTGGAGACCGCATCCGAGGTTGGCTGGAATGTCTACAAAACTGTGGCCGATGGCATCGTTGGTCTCTTCCGAGACACCCACCTCTTCCACGGCTACAGCTTCAACTCCTGGAGCGACCTGGTCACCTACGACCGGGACTTCCTGGCTGAGTGGCTCGATAGCCCCCAGACCAGCCTCTACTACGCCCTGCAGGTGGCTCCAGATACACAAGCCAAAGATGATGCCCTAGGTATCCTCGGAGACGATGCCAGCTGGTTCAAGTTCGACCCCATTGACGAGGAAGACGAGGACCAGGTGTCTGGCTTCTGCAGTGGTGCCAACGGAGGCTGCAGCGAGTAGTGAGCCGCACCAAGCGTTTCCACGTTCCTGGTGCCCTGCTCGTCGAAAGGCAAGTTGATCGGTGGAACGGCGAGAGTTTCATTGCCTGGATCCCTCACACCAGCAGAGGCTTTACTGACCGTAAGGCCCTGCTCCGGTTCATCTCTTGGCCCGTAAAAACACCCACCGGCGATGCCCTTAGGGAATGGCTGAAGGGCTTTGATCCTATTGTGGATCACGCACCCCCGGCTCATGATCAACAAGCAGCTTCGTCGTTATCTGACGAGCTGCTAGCCACCGGCTGGGGCCCGGAGGTACATGCCCTGGATGAATCCGATCCAAATCACCTCACTCGCATTGTCATCTGATGAGCTCCCCCAGTCCGTACGTCTCCGTCCTCACCCGCAAGCGCACCTGGGCACCCACCCAAGTTTCTAAGGGAGTCTTGAAGGAGGGCACAGATGCCACCCTCAGTCGCTGCCTGGCTCTCCGTCACCTGGAGCTGCCAGTTCGTGACCTTCTGGCCTCTGGCCTGACCAAGGACCTTCCCGGCACCCCCGGGGTGGTCCAAGCCCTCGAGTCCAACATGGCCGACGAGGAGCGCCACGACCAAGCACTGCAGTTCGTGGTTGATGCCCACGGCACCAACGCCTTAGTCGAGACCGCAGGGATCAACATCCGTGACGCCTGGGTCAATCACCCTGATCACCCCATCCTGAAGGCGGCCGTCCTCGAGCGATCCGTCTTTTTCGTCCTCTTGCCCTTCCTCCGCTTCGCCGGTGACGTCGGGATCCGAACCGTTGCGGCCGACATCAGCCGTGACGAGCAGGTCCACGTTGCGGTCCACCACATGGTTGCATCGGAGCTGGGGCTGAAGGTTTCGCCTAGCCTCAATGTCCTGCGAAAGGCGACCGTCGATTGGACCTTTGGCAAGTTGGCCGGTGCTGGTCAGTTGAGCAAGGATTTCTGGCTATCCGCCTCCGACAACCTCTTCGAGCGCGGCAAAGCCCCCGAGCTCAAGGCTACCCGCTCTGCTCGTATGCCTGCCTTCTTCGAGGCCTCTAACGTCGATCTCCCTTCCTATGGATAGTCCTCTCCACGTCCTGGTCCGCCAGCTAGTTCTTGCCTTCCCGGATACCTATCCTTCCATTTCCCTTTCGGAAAAGGAGTTTGCCTTTCGAGCTGGTCAGGTCGACATCTGCAGGAGACTCAGTGCTGCTCTGGAAGGCTTTGATCCCGCATCGGGCCTAGACCTTAACTTGCCCCCCTATTCCTTAGATCATGTGTAGACCTCCTAAAGAGGGAATGGATCCTACCTCATCCAACAACCCAACAAAGGGTTTTACTGGCTTTACAAGAAACTCAAGGGGTGGCTTAGAAAGGTCTAGGTTTGTCCAACCAGTTCCGCCTGTTTCTCCCTTGGTAGCCCCCTTGGTAGCCCCCTCTGTTCCCGACTACGGCAACCAAGTCATCCAGTCTATGGAACTGCGTAACGGCCTAGCCACAATCGAGTCACTGACAGCGTCTCCTTTTACCCTAAACGCTCCAGCCCTGGAGGATCCCATGGGCAGCCTGAGTCAACAGGTCCAAAGGAAGAAAGCTCAGCTCTCCATTGCTAAGTAACTAATGTGTCTTTCTAAGCCAAAACCGCCGCCTCCGGCTGCTCCCCTACCACCCCCGGTTCTTCCTGAACCCGCCCCGGCAGCCCCGGGGCTTCCTGTTTGGATGGCTGCTTCACCCACGGGTGCTGGCATCATCCGCAAAACTGAAGCCCAACGGACGGCCCCTCGTCGTGCATCCAAAGGCCCTGCTGGGCTTCTGATCCCTCTAGCTGGGAGTAAGCCATGAAGACCCGCACCGCAGCCGAACGCTACGAGTTTCTGACGTCATATCGCACCGAGTTCCTGGACGCGGCCCGCTACGCTACCAGTCTCTCCCTCCCCTATCTGCTGTCTCCTTCCGGCCACAGTGCTGGCTCCTCGCTGCGGACCCCCTGGCAATCCATGGGTGCCCGAGGCGTCAACGTCATGGCCTCGAAGCTGATGATGGCTCTGTTTCCCGTGAACACGAGCTTCTTCAAGCTGCAGGTATCGGATGGTGAGTTCGTTGCCAACCCCGAGCTTAACTCCAAGATCCGCTCCGAGGTCGACCAAAGCCTCGCCAAGATGGAGCGCATCGTCAACCAGAGCATCACCGGTGGCATGGACCGGGTCACCCTGACCCAGGCCGTGCGTCATGCCGTGGCTACTGGCAACGGCCTTCTGTTCGACCATAAGGATGGTCTCAAGTTCTACCCATTCGATCGCTTCGTCTGCGTCCGCGACGGCAACAGCCGCCCGGTGGAGATCGTCACCGTCGAGGGTGTAGATAAGGAGACCCTGCCCAAGGAGTTTTACCGGCGCCAAAAGGAAAACACCAATAGCGTCCAGAAGGATGCTGATGGTCCCTCGGCGGTTCCTTCCATCACCCTAGAAGAGGATGAGGTCCTGGTCTACACCTGGGCCAAGGTAATAGAGGGTCAGTGGCGTTGGCATCAGGAGGTTGAGGGGATAAAGCTCCCCAACTCTGCGGGCCAGTGTCCTATAGATGCTCCTGCGTGGCTCCCCTGCCGCTTCAACATTGTCGACGGTGAGAACTACGGCCGTGGTCGAGTGGAGGAGTTCATCGGAGACCTGAAGAGTCTCGAGGGCTTAACCCAGACTTTGGTGGAAGGTTCAGCCGAAGCCGCCAAGATCCGCTACCTCCTGAATCCTGGAGCCATCTCCAAGCCTAAGGAGTTTGCCGAGGCCGACAACGGCGACATCCTGGTGGGACGACCTGAAGACCTGGTAGCCGTCCAGCTTGGCAAGCAGGCTGACTTCGCCACGGCCTATCAGATGATCCAGGCCCTGACCAAGAGCCTATCCGAAGCCTTCCTGATCCTGTCCGTTCGCCAGTCAGAACGCACAACTGCGGAAGAAGTCCGCGCCGTCCAGCAGGAGGTGATGGAACAACTCGGTGGCATACTGGGAACCCTAACCACCGAGGTCGTGGCTCCCTTCCTGAAGCGCCGCCTCTCCGTCCTGCAGCGCAAGGGCCAACTGCCTAAGCTACCCAAGGGTCTCGTGCTTCCCACCGTGGTAGCCGGCCTAGATGGCGTCGGCCGTGGCCAGGATCGGGAGGCCCTTCTACGGGTCGCCACCACGATCCAGCAGGTACTCGGTCCCGAGATCTTCGTCCAGAAGGTCAACGCCGACGAGTTCTTGAAGCGGCTATTCGCCTCAGAAGGCATCGACCCCCTGGAGCTACTCATTACCCCAGAAGTACAGGAGCAGGCCAAGCAGGAAGCCGTGCAGAATCAGACCCAGCAGTCCCTCCTCTCGCAGGCAGGTCAGCTGGCCAAAGCCCCCCTAATGGATCCAAGTGTCAACCCGAACCTCGCGCAAGCCATCGGCCAGCCCCAAGCAGCCACCGCCGCTGGTCCTACAGACGGCGGCCAGCCTGGAGCTCCCGCCGGAGCCTGAACCCCAAGACGTCGAACTGACCATTCGATCCACTACACGCCCAATGATCAGCAACAAGGCCGTGAAGAACCGGGTGGCCAAGCCTCTCATCGGGGCCAAGTCCCTGGTAAAGACGCCTGGCCTCAACCAGATCAAACTGATCGTCGCATCCCCCGAAACCACTGATTCATGACTGTCATCAACGACGAGATCGACGCCTCCATGCGGGTCGCCCAGGAGCAGCAAGCTTTTGAGGTAGGCACCCGCCTTGCGGAAGAGGAGGCTCGACAGGAGGAAGCCGTCTTCACCCGGGCCCGTCAGGCTCAGGAAGCAGAGGTCGGCCAGCTCCCGGAGAAGTACCAGGGCAAGACGGCCGCCGAGGTCTACAACCTGCTGCAGAAGGAGATAGCCTACAAAGCCGAACAGGCCAAGAACGGTGAGTCCACGGAGGATGCCCCTGAAGGTGCCTCCGAGGAGTCCACTGAAGAAGTACCCGCAGAGGAGGAATCAGAGGTCGTCACGGCCCTCAAGGAGGCCTCTGAGGAGTTCTACAAGAACGACGGCAAACTGGACGAGGCGACCATCTCCAAGCTCTCGGAGCTGCCCAGTGCTGACCTGATCAAGGCATGGCAAGAGCTTCAGGCTCAGACCCCCCTTGTATCCCCTATCTCTGATGCTGAGGCCTCGGAGATCGTCACCGCAGTAGGCGGCCAGGAGGCCTACAACCAGGCCCTGCAGTGGGCGGCCGAGAACCTATCCCCTGAGGACCGGGCATCCTACGACCAGGTAATCACCTCAGGCAACAAGGCGGCCACTCAGTTCGCCGTGGAGGCCCTCACGCAACGCTACAAGGCGGCCGTGGGCTTCGACGGGGAGCAGGTATCCGGTGGACGGGCCAAGAACCCAGGCGTCAAGGGGTATCGCTCCGAGGCCGAGCTCCGGCGCGACCTCTCCAATCCTCTGTACGCCCAGGATCCTGCCTTCCGCATCGACGTCGAGAACCGCCTTGCGGTCTCCGGCGAACTCCTCTAAGTTCATAACGCCAGTTGGAGCACCCCGGGTTCGACTCCCGGGGCTGGTATTGGGTGGCTCCCATTAACAGCCGAACGTTCGGTTGGACCCTCTGCGGAGGATAATCCATACCCGTTAATCTTTGCTTCATTTCTATTTGACTGAGCTCAGTCGATCGGTTCACATCCCTTCGACTTCAATCCTGTGACTTTTACCGTAACCCAACCCGGCCGCGTCAATGGCGCCGGCGACCAACGCGCCCTCTTCCTGAAGCTCTTCAGTGGTGAGGTGTACGAGGCCTTCCGTAACGCGACGATCTTCAAGGACACCGTCCTGAACAAGTCGATCTCCGGTGGCCGCTCCCACCAGTTCATTCACACTGGCCGGATCTCCGCTGCTTACCACACCCCTGGTACAGCTATCCTCGGCTCGGGCAACCCCCCGTCCGCTGAGACCACCGTTGAGCTGGACGACCTGCTGATTGCCAGCGCCTTCGTCTACAAGCTCGACGAGGTGATCTCTCAGTACGACATCCGTGGCCCCATCAGCCGTCAGATCGGTCAGGCTCTAGCTGAGCACTACGACCGTCGTGTTGCTCGTACCCTAAGCCGTGCTGCCTCCCTGTCCGCCCCTGTTACCGGCGACCCTGGCGGCTTCCGGATCAACATCGGTGCCAACCAAGAGTACAATGCCCAGGCTCTGGTGGACGGCTTCTTTGAAGCTGCCGCTCGTCTGGACGAAGTTGCCGCTCCTAAGGACGGCCGCTTCGCTGTGCTGGCTCCTCGTCAGTATTACGCCCTGGTCTCCCAGGTCGACACCAACATCCTCAACCGGGATTTCGGTGGCACCCAGGGTAACCTGAACAGCGGCGAAGGTCTCTATGAGATCGCCGGCATCAAGATCCGCCGTTCCAACAACGTGCCCTTCCTGGGTCGCTACGGCTCCCCCACCGGCACCGCCATCGAGGCGGTCGTCACGGGCGGCTCTGGCACCTACGGTGAGCGCAACAACTACGGCGCTCCCGCCACCTTCAACAACAGCTGCGGCCTGATCTATCATCGGGATGCTGCTGCCGTTCTAACTGGAATCGGCCCAAGTGTCGAAACCACCGGTGCAGATACGAAGGTGATATATCAGGGGGACGTCATTGTCGGAAAACTTGCACTCGGAGCCGGCCCAGTCCGTGTTTCCGTTGCAGGCGAGTTCCAGAATCTTGCGTGAGTTAGGTATATCCACCTGACCTTTAATAAGGCCTGGGCTTATTCAAGCCTGGGTCCTTTTTCTTGAATAACCTCCCATGATGAAGACATGCTCCAAGTGCCTCGAGATCAAGACTCCTGAAGACTTCAATCGCCACTCTCAGACCAGGGATGGCCTTCAGAGCCAATGCAAGGAGTGCGCTAGAGCAGCTGCCAGAGCTTCATCCAAGAAGAAGTACACCAACCCCTGCCTCGAGTTCCAAGCCAACCTGGCGCAAGTCAAGCGGGCGGAAAGCTACAAACGGAAGTATGGCTGGGACATTACCAACTATGAGCAGCAGCTCGAGAAACAGGGTGGCTGCTGTGCCATCTGCGGGACATCGGATCCCAAGAGAAACGGAATGTTCCACATCGACCACTGTCATGACACCGGTAAAGTCCGTGGTCTGCTTTGTGGTCACTGCAATATAGGCATCGGCAACCTGAAGGACGATCCCCTTCTCCTCGCCCGCGCCATCGACTACCTCCTTGATCCCCCGCACTTAAGACATTGACTTCACAGCTTCAAGCAGTCAACTCGATGCTGACCTCCATTGGTCAGGCGCCAATCACCGGCCTCGATATGGCCAACCCAGAGATTGCTACGTCCACCCTTATCCTGGACACCGTACGCTCGGAGGTCCTTGGTGAGGGCTGGAACTTCAACTCCGAAAAGGGCTACACCCTCCTGGCTAACGGCAACGGCGAGCTGATCATTCCCCCTGGCATCCTCAACATGAGCGTGAACCAGGAGGACTGCAATTTCCGGTTCCGTGCTATCCAGAGAAACGGAAAGCTCTACGACACCCTTAGCCATAGCTTCAACTGGGGGGTCAACACGTCCGTCAGCCTCGACATTGTCTGGGATGCCGACTTCGAGGACATCCCCGCCGTCTTCCAGAACTACATCGTCCAGCGGGCCTGCAGGGTCTTCGCCGGCCGTGCCCTTGGATCAGAGACCCTGGTGGCCTTCAATATGCAGGATGAGGCGTTGCTTCGTGCTGCCTGCCTCGCCTATGATTGCACCACTGGGAGGTTCAATGCACTGGTCCAGGGAGACAAGGGTAAGTACTTCCAGTCCCCAACTCAGACCGCGCTTTCCATTATTGCCAGGTAGTCATGCCCGCTGTTTCCCAGAAGATCGACAACCTGATTGGAGGCGTCTCCCAGCAGCCTGATGCTATCAAGCTGGAGGGGACCTTCGTCACCTGTGACAACTACTTGCCTGATCCGGCTTTTGGCCTCACCAAGCGTCCGGGCTTCAAGCATATCTCTCAGTTGACTGGAGCCATCAGCACCGCCTCCAGGTGGGGTGAGATCGACCGGGACGACGAGGAGAAGTACATCGTGCAGATTGGGCGTACCGCCGGGGCCTCCATGCTCAAGGTATGGGATGCCCAAAGTGGAGAAGCCCAGACCGTCAACTCCATCTCTGCCGGAGCACAAGCCTACCTAGCCCATACGGATGATGACGACCTAGAGCTGTTCACCGTTGGGGACTACACCCTTCTGGTGAACCGCAGCATCACCGTGACCCAAGGGAGCGTGTCCAGTCCCACCGACACCCCCTTTGCGATCGTCAGCATCAACTCCATCGGCTACAGCAGCCGCTACGAGTTTACCTTGTCGCCGTCTACCGTCTACACCTTCACGACCGTTCACGCTAGCGGCAGTACCCACCTGACTCTTCGGGATGTCACCGATGGGCTAGCCGCGATCATCAACGCTGGCGGCATACTGACTGCCACGGTGATTGGACCATACCTATATGTGCGTCGAGTCGACGGGGCTCAATTTGATGCCACGGTACAAGGCGGCCTTGGCGGCTCAGCTATGTCCATCGCCAAAGGAAAGGTTACAAGTCCCTCAGAGTTACCCAGGCAGTTCCTCAACAATGCCAGGGTCCGCGTCCTCAGCAACGAGGGATCGGACGGGGACGACTACTGGGTTACCTTCAAGACCGATAACGGGGCCACCACCGGCGTCGGGGCCTGGGAAGAAACAATCGGCCCTGGAGTCCTCAACGGATTCAACGTCGACACCCTTCCTCACGCCTTGATCCGAGAAGCTAATAACAACTTCACCGTCAGGCGCCTGGGACTGGCAGAAGCCCTGGCTACCGTGCCGTCTATCACCACCACAGGAACCGCAGCAACCGTCACCGTCCTGAGTTCCACTCGAGGCCGCTACCTGGTTGGACAGACCTTCTGGGCCAAGGGAGGTACAGGTAAGAATCTACGTCTCCGCATCCTTACCACAGACGTCAACGGAAACATCCTAACCGTGGAACCCAGCCGAGCTGGGTATGGCTTCACCGCATCTAACGTGGTAACCAATGAGTTCGGAGATACATTCACCGTAGCTTCCATTGCCAGCATCACCACCAAGGTAGATCCCTTTGCTCTCCTTTACTGGGTTGACCGTCAGTCCGGAGACCTCACATCTAATGGATGGGCGAGCTTCAAGGATAAGGCCATTGAGGGGATCTCCTTCTTCAAGAACCGCCTAGTCCTATCTAGCCAGGACAACATCATCTGCAGCGTGGCAGGAGACTTCTTCAACTTCTTCCAGACCACCGTCGTCACGGTCCTAGCATCCGATCCCATCGACCTCTCCGCTGGCTCCACGCGACCGCTGAGGTTCAGGCACATGAAGCCTTACCAGCGAGGCCTTCTCTGCTTCTCCGATAATGGACAATACAGCCTGGAAGCCAATGGCGAAGCCTTCACGGTCCAGACAGCTGAAATGGTCGAGGTGGGTGCCTATGATCTGCTTACTCGCGTTGCTCCGGTTGACATCGGTCCCAGTCTGGCCTTTGCCAGTCAAAGTGCGCGAGCCACCGCCATATTTGAAGCGCAATTTACCACCGGGGAGAACAACCGGACAAGGGTGGCCGACATTACCAGAGTGACCCCTAGCTACCTGCCTCCTGACATCCAGGCTATGAGGGCCTCCACCTCGGCCTCCATGGTCGTCTTCCGCAGCCGGAGGGCACGAGGTCAGCTGCACGTCTTCAAATTCTACGACGTCGCAGGGGAGCGTCAGCAGGCTGCCTGGTTCCGTTGGACCGTGCCTGGCCTGGTGGAGCACCACCACTTCTCCGGTAACGTCCTGACAGCTGTGCTCCGGTCGGAGACCAATGCAGCCAGTGTCAGCCTGGTTCAGCTCACCGCCGACAACAACAACTCCAACAGTCCTCTCACCTTCGAGGGTGAACAGGTGGACGTGCGTCTAGACATGCACAACTACAATCCGCCTGTGGTCTATAACTCCACCAACAACACCACCGAGGTAGGCATCCCTGATTACTTGGCGGACTTCCAGGGTCAGACCTGGGAATGCGTCACCGTGGGGGCTGTTGATCCTGGCGTAACGTTTACCGGACCCCTCATCAACACCCCTGCCAATCCCGTTGGCCGGAAGTGGCACCTTCGTATCCCAGGCAACGTCAGCACGGTGCCCTATGCCATTGGCATTCGGTTCCTGGCCGAGGCCACTATGCCCGCCTTCTACCTGCGGAACAAGGACAAAAAGAGTGACACCAGGAATATCCCAGTCATCCACCGTCTGACTTTCTCGAGCTTCAACTCGGGTCCCTTCCAGGTAAAGATCAACAGCCTGGGTCGGCTTCCATTCACCTCTATACTCGAGCAGAAGGTGGCCGGCGCCTACGTCCCTGGGACGATTCCCCTGGTACGC